ATCTAAGAAAAATAATAACAGTTTAGATGTGTTGAAAAATTCTGGTATATTAGGCGGTGAAGATGTTGCACCTAAACCATCTCCGACGCGTCAATATAACAAAGAACAACCTTCATCTGTCGAAACTAAACCAATTCAATTGACGCCTAAAGAAAGTCAAAATGCAGGTAGTATTTTACAAAATGCTTTTAAGAAAAATGAAGAGTTAAAATCGCAAGACGAACAAACATCTACTCAGCAAATGTTACAACCTATTATATCAACTCAAACAACTAATAATTCGTCTCAGACATTAGTGCCTTCTGCACCTGTTCCCAATCAGAATACCAATTCTTATATACAGTGGCGACAGTCTAGATCTACTTACACTTAACCATTAAAAAACCCCGGTCTCCCGGGGTTCTAAATTACTTCTTACTCGCTTCTTTTTCCTTTTTAAGCTCTTCGGGTCGTTTGACCTTCACATCGCGCTTTTTGGGTTTCTTCGCTTCTTTTTTGTCTTTTGCTTTACCTTTTTTATCCGCCGCTACCTTCTCGGTAATATTTGTCGGCTTCTTTTTGGGTTCGGCATAAGTTGTAGTTAACATAAAAGCAGCTATTAAAAAAACTAGTAATTTTTTCATTTAATCCTCGTTTGCTAATTTAGCGAAATAAGACAAAGATTCGTCGTCATCGTCAAAATCAACTTCCTTCTTAGGAACAGGTTTTGTTGCTGTAACTACTTGTGTCTTTGTTGGTGTTGGTTCTAGATGATTATCTTCTAGAATTGTGTCTTCAGCTCTAGGACCTACAGGAGCCCCTGCTAATACCATATTGAGTTTCTTCTTCAAATCGTCGTATGATTTAAAATGCTTTGGATCAGTAAATTCCGTTAAAGGATGTTGCTTGCCCCAAACTTCCTCAATTACAGAATCATCTTCTGATAAAGGACTTGAACTATCAAACTCTGACTTATCATAATTACGATAGCCTTCTACATTACGAATCTTTAACTTGAAGTTTGCACCTTCCCAAAAATCAAACGGATTCAAAGGCTTTTCATCTTCAAACTGTGGTTCTGCCACATCTTTAATCTTATCAAAGATCTTCTTACCAAATTTATATAAGAACACTTTACCTTCATTTTCAGGATGCTTTGAATCTTGAACAATTAAGATATTAGTGATATATGTCAATTTGCGTTTTTGTTTGCGAGCAATTTCTTTGTTCGCTTCTGAACCTGAGTTCCATAGTTCAGTGTTATATTCAGAAACAGGATCAGTCTTACCAATCGTTGTTAATGAATTCTCGATATACCATTTTCCGGTTGGACCTTGAAAACCATGATTCCAAATTCTAACCCATGGTAAATCTTCCCCTTTAGGTGGTGCCAAGAATCTAATAACAGCATAGCCGTTACCTGCCTTGTCTACCTCAGGCTGCCAAAAGCGGTCGTCGCCTTTTTTGTCTGATTGGGGATTTGCTATTTTTTCAACTTCCTTCATTAGGTTGTCGAATCCGCCTCTAGATTTGCGGAGATCAGCGAGTGATGTAAATGCCATAATATTTTCCTTTCGTATTAGGTCTTTGTATTAGCGTAATATTAACGTCGTTTAAAATTTTGATTTGTGTATACATAATCTAAGTATTCATCAATTGTATCCTCATCTTTTAATGCGGGTACTACATTATATATAATCTTTCGATGCTTGTCAAGTTTATTTTTAACCTTTTCAACCTTGTGTAGCTTCTTCTCACGATCATAAAGATCCGATTTTTTAAAATTGCCCATTTTTCAATTAATTACTATTTCTTGGAATTTTATTTTCAACTCTGATATATGGCCAAGAACCAATTTTTCTTTCCATACCCTTTTGCATCTCTGCTAGTCTAAGTATATATCTTTGCGAATCTATAATTGCTTCTTGTTGCGCACTAATCATTTCTTGTAATGATATAATTTGCTCAGTTATGCTTTTAATAGATTCTTCTATATCTTTAATTTGTTTTAATTTTGTCTCTGAGAGTTCTGTCATATTTTTCCACATCTATTTTTAAAAACGGTTTATATTTTTTAATCAACCTTGATATATCAGGCCAAATAACTTCGTCTAATATATTTTTATCAAACTTGTCAACAAACCCTATGATTCTATCTAATATAACTAATGTTTCAATAGTAATCGTATTTCTAAGATATGCCTTAATTATATATGGATGCTGACCTTTTAAGATTGTAAAAATATCCTCGAATTTAACACTATTTTCTTCAATTTCTAACAATATTTTGTCTATATCAGTGGAAAATAGATAAGTTAAGCTTTCAGTTCGCTTTTTCCAATCAATAAATCGTTTGCCTGCTTCGGAGTCAAACATTCCACCCCATCTATCGCCTGAAACAAAATTAGCAACCAAGAAATTAGCAACATCTTCATCCGAATATGTCTTAGCAATCTTTTTAATAGAAAATAAATCTTTTCTTTTATTAAAAGCTGCCTTGCTTGCTCTAACTTTGCCTTTTTGTTGAATCACATCGTAGTTATCAGTTGTAAAGTGTAACTTTAACGCTAGATACATTCGATATACAGAAAAATCATCCATTATCATAAAGGTAGTTTGCCTCTTGACTTCATATAATTTTGGTCTTCAGCCTCAATTTGAATTTTGTCTTTTAAAGATTGATTAATTAACTTTGCAACTGATTCTACATCGATATCTATTTCATTGCAGTATTGTATTACCGCATCCATGTATCCAATTGCTTCTTCTGCAACTATTTCTTCTATATAAAGTGAAAATTCATTAGGTGATCTAAATCTTTTAGTTATAATTAGGCTATCTGTTAAATTGTCTTCGTTTATATCGGTCATTTTAATTCTGGAAATAATACTTCGTCCATGTATTGCGTAAAAACATCTTTGTTTATACCCAAATTAATCATCATGGCAGGTGTGTGTGGATTTTGTTTTTGAAATTTACAGTATCTATTTTGTTTTTCTGTATAATCACCTTTATTGCCTTCATATGCTATATTATATAGGTAATAATCTAAGTTGTCTATAGCAACTCCACTCAATCTGTCCAATTCTTCTTCGGTATTAATGTTACTAACTGCTAACATACCGGGACTAAAAATTTGTTCTGCCCATTCAGGCAACACTCTTGGATTTGTCCATGATTTATTCAAATGTTTTGCTAAAAAATAAGTATAAATCCAACAATCATCAACTCTAGAGAAATCATGAAATGCACCTGTAATTTTATTAGCGCCCGCCACAACATCAAAACCAAAAATAGGTGCAGGATTTGATACGTGAGGAAAAATAGTCATATGCATTACCCAAATTTTCTTGGATTCTCTTGCATCTACTATTTCAATATGTGCCTGCCTGAATCTTTTATCGATAAATTTGTAATTTTTCCATGTAAAATTTAAATCTTCATGTTCATATTTTGAATCAACCTCAATTTTTTCGAATTCTTCAAGTCTCGATATCATTCTTTCAGACAGTGGTATCATTTTATCCCACACCAATGACATTAAGTATACTCCTTAAGCATTTTAATGTTATGGTCAAATGCAATATTTGCCTCTTCTGCCATATCATCACTTAATTTTGATCTAATTGTGCTCATAAGATGAGGAATATTATCAAAGTAATACATTTTTGCTGAGCCAGGAACACATTTTGCTAATTGTTGTCCGCCAAATAGATCTCCCATATGTCTAACATATACATGAGCCATTGCTTTTTTAGTATCACCGAGTGTAGACAAATAATTAAAGTATTCTAATGTGGGTTCTCTGGCAATATACGACATATCTTTATTTGCAAGTTCATTAAAATCTTCAATTATGTGTCTGTGTCTTTTTAAATTTAACATTCCTTCAAACAGGTTAAATTTTTCGCCCAGCCCCTCTTCAAGAAAATAATATATCAATCCCAATTGAAACAAATAATCAGCATATTGATCTTTATCAACACGTGCCTCAAATATAGATTTAATAAAAGGCAATGATTCTGCCTCGCGGTGTTTTTCCGCAGTTGCTTCTTTTAGATTCATGATTTAAAAATAATTAATGCCAAGAATGAGGCGTGTATAATAAAACCTAAGCCAATGGTTACAATATTTAAAATATCTTTTAATATGGTTGCTCTGATAAACATTAAAGCAAGACCTGCCCACATGAATAGAACTAAATCTACGGGTGGCATTTTGTCCGATAGACCAGACATAACAGCAATCATTGTTGGAATAGTTGATGCGTGTATTAAAATTATACCGAGCCATGCAATAGTATCAGCAGATGCTTTAGCAAATGTGTTGCTAAAGTATTCTTTAATTTCTTGTACGTCAATGTAGGGGAATTGATTAGTAGTCATTGTTTATTTGTAAAAGATATGGTTACCGATTTGCGCTAATTTTTGGTGTCTCCAATTAGGCGCAATGCTTGTTGCATGAAAATACATAGCATCCTTTAAAATACTAAGTCTAAAATTTTCAAGTAAAACCTTTTTAGCTACCTCGTATGATTCTTGATATGCTTTACTGTATATTGGTTTTATCCTGCTTGCTGTTTCGCAATACCAACTAAACTGACAAATTACTTTATCATATATTACTGTTTTTTGGTATACTACACGGCATATGTCATTGGGGAACGCACTTGATTCTGCTCTATTTAAAGTTACTTGTGCCACTCCGACTTTGCCTTCAAACGGCTCACTTCCTGCTTCATAGTAAATATTTTTTGTTAGACAATCTAACTGCTGTTGTCTAACTGCGAGAGTTATATCTGAATTTGAAAACTTTACGTTTCTTAATTTGTCTAACTTTGTGTTTATTGTCGTTATAAGGATATTCAAAACAAATATTCCTGCCAATGCTAGCAGAAAAGGTTTTGTATATTTGGTCATTTTGTTCCTTTATTAGGTTACCAAACCCAGGATACACAAGAGTATCTTATTCCTTTGGTAACGGGTTTAACTCGATGTGGAAACAAGAATAGCGACGGGAATATTAATACCTGCCCCGCTTTAACATCGATTTCCATGTCTTCGAACATAGTAAATCGTCCACCATCGTAGTTATTATTTAGGCCAGCTACAATACTTAATGTAGGAATGCCTTTACGTTGTCCATCAAATACATTGTAAATATGATCACAATGTATATCCATAATATTCTTTTCTTGATATCTGTTATACCTAACTTGCGTATAACCTGCCCATCCATTAAACCAGGGCATATTAATATCTGTAATATACATACCCAATGCCGTATGAAATGCCTTCATTATTTCTGCATTTTCTTCTCTTGCATTTAAAGCGTAGGTTACAGTTAGCTCTTCCTCACCTAAATTTTTATCGGTAACGCCACCATACGATTGCCAACCGTGAGTTTGCCAAGTTGATTTTTTTATTTTGGTGATAGTTTTTTTACATAAACCTAGATCAATTACATCATATATTTTAATATAATCTTCAAGATTTTTGCCCATACTAAATTCAATTTCTTTCATATTGATCTCCGAAAAAGGTGCAGGTTATTTACGGCCTGGACGAAGGGTAACCTACCAAAACCTTTTATCAATTAGAATGATACAGCTAAGCCTAAGCCGTATGCATTTTCAGTAATTGTTTGATAGCTTTTGCTAACATTCAAATTTACTGCTAGCCCTTTAGTTACAGGTACACTATATGTAGCATATGCAACAGTTTGCTTTGGATTTTTGTCATCCCAGTTAACACGAGTTTTAACTCCTGCTAATGCAAATCCTGGGCCCGCTTTAAAGCCTGTTTGTGCACCAACTAAACCATATTCATAATTAGTAGCAGGTTTGCCACTTAGACCATTATCGTAACCATAACCTGCATAAGGTGTAATGGGTCCGATTGTTTTTCCTACGGTTGTTTCCAAACTAGTAAATGTTCCACCATTGTTATGGTAAACACCTGTACGCTGTTGTAACCCAAATTGTAGTCCGAGCAGTTCTTTTCCTGCACGTACATACTGAGCGGTACTAATTTGTTTCGTTGTTGCATCCCTCACATGGTCAACATCAACAGATACAAAATCTGCTGCTATTGAAGCCGCTGCTGTTAATGCGATTAATGTTGCGATTGCAATTTTCTTCATTTAAACTCCTGTTGTTAAACATATGGTTAGTTATTCTGTTACGAGGAAACTAACCGAAACCCTAAGCTGAGTTTAGGCAGCTAATGCGAACAGTTCGTCGTTTGCGTTTACGTTTTTTTAGTTTTAACATCTTCTCTGATGAGTTGTCCACTTACCGACTTGTGACCCTGTCGAATCTAGGTCAGGCCCATCAAAAACGCACTACAAGGTTGCCCATTGTTAAGAGGGGT